CCTTTAAGGGCTTCAAACGCTGACAAGAACGCAGTGCCTTCAACTTGGTTTTGCAAGGCTTGGAAGCTGGCCGCGTTTGTACCAGGCACAAAGCGAGCGCCGGGCAAATAAGTAGCGCCCACAGCATCTTGAAAGCCTGGGTGGGGCTTGGTAGCCGCTTGAATAAGTTTGCCGTTCTTGTCGCGCACTTCTTGTTTGCCGACCATCTGATCAACAACGTCAAGCGCCAACTGCGCATCACTAATGATCTTGGGCAACGCTTGTTTAGCGGCCACATCACCTTTAGCAATTGCTTCGCCAGTTGCTTTAGCAGCAGCCATTGTTTGCTGGAACACTGGGTCAGCTTCGCGCTGCATTTTTGTCCGGCTAATTTCAATGTTCTCTTTAGCGCGGGCGTTGGTCAACAACTCACCAGGCGTTGCTGTTTTGTTAGTTGTACTGAGGGTAGTAAGTTTGCCTGTTAATGGTTCAAACGTGCGGTCGACTACTGTGCCACCAGTGTCTTTAGTCGACAACTGAGGCTTGTTCAATTCCATGAACTTTTCAGTGCCCAATTTAGACTGGTTTAGCAAGGCTGCAAAAGCCGATGGGCCTTTTGCAATTGCAGTTTCAATGCTTTGACGGGATTGGTCAACAGAAACACCTCGGGCGGCTAACGCTGGGCCGATGACTGGGTCTTTGTGATTAGCCTCATGCCAAGCAATATAGCGTGCAGGGGCAGTAGGATCGTTAGGGTCTAACGTGTCAAGAAACCCCCGCGATTGTTTTAACTTTGCGTCCAACAAATCAGTTTGCGCTTTCTGTTGCGCTGTCTGTGCGGTTTCAAACTCAAGGCGTGATTTTTGAATGCCAGGTATTTGCGCACCACCACCGCCAGCCGCTACAAGGCCAGTCAATTTGTTGTAGTCAATTTTGCCTGTTTCTGGATCAGTCGCTTGCGAATACGCATCCGCTAACAAGTTCTGCGATTTTTCTGCGCGTTGAGCCGAACCAAGTTGAAACTGTGCCAATTGATTTTGATTTTGCGCGTTTTGAATTTGCGCAATTTGGCTGTACTGCGCCAAAGGATTGGCGACTTCAATACCTCTAACGCCAAGAGCAATGTTTGGGTCAATAGCCATTGTCGTTCCTTATGGTGTAACGCCACCCATAGGGGTGAAATAGGGGTTGCTAACGGTAGCATAGTTGCCGCCATAACCGCCCCCACGTAATGCGTTAGTTAATGCGTTGCCTTGGCTGTAGTTCAAATATGTACCCAAGCCACCAGTAATTGCGTTGGCTTGGCCAACTTGACCAGCCGCTTGAGCGGCTGCGCCGCCAGTTATTAGATTGCCAGCGGTGTTTGCATAGTTTTGACCAGCCTGCGCTACTTGACCAGTAGCGGTTTGACCAATACCAGCCAATGCGGCTTGACGGTTGTACAACTGATTTTCACTAGACACGCCAGTGTTGTATGACGTTAGCGCCCGATTGTATGCGTTACCAAATTCTTGCGAACCCATCTCTTGACCATAGCGTTGCGCTGCTCTTAAAGCGCCGCCAGAGATCAAACCACCACGGGCAGCGGCTTGGCGGTCAAGCGCTTTTTGGCCCTCAGACAAACGGAATGCGTAGCCTGGGTCAGCTTGATAATCGCCCGCGCCAAACTTAAACGCGCCAGGCACATTACCGGCAGTGCGTTGCAATTCCGCTAGCGCGTTATAACCAGCTTCACGATAGGGCGCATAGTCCTGTCGAGTTTGTTGAAACTGCTCGTTTTGAAGTTCTGCGGCGCGATCTGCGGCGGCGGATTGTGTTTTAGCCGCGCTTTTGGCCGCGCTGCTTCCAATTGCCGAACTTACGACTACGGCTCCAGCGACCCAAAATGTCATGGCAGCACCTCTAATGATTGATGTTTAACTTGATTACCGAGACTATACATGCTATTAGGCTCTGCTTCAACCAGTTCGGCCTCCGCTTCCTCAACAGTTTTCGCCTCGATGGCGTGGAAAGTCATGCACAGCGCATCAGTAACTGCATACACCGCACGTTTAGTTCCTGGTTTACTTGAGAACAAGTGAGGCCCAGTAACCTCTTGCACCCCATCGTCTGTGGTGATCGCCACCGTACCAGACACGATTAAATAGAAGTGTTCTTTCTTGTGGACTGCGCCCACGACCAAGACTCCGGCATGACGAAACACTTCACGGCAGTACATACCGCCATGGAAATAGTGCTTTGTTTCAGGTTCGTATTGAGGCAGCTTAGACACTTCGACTTGCAAGGTTTGCACCTTGTCTAGCATCGAAGTGGGCTTGTCAATCTCAAACCCTTTGCCGTAAACAATCCTCATCAGGTCACCTCACGTCCAGAAACGCGGATGTTGATTGCGCTGGCTGTGCCTGCGATTGTACTGATAAAGTCGCCAATGCCAAGCACTTGACCAACCAGTTCTGGAAACGTGTAGACCTCAGACGCTTGCAAGGTCTTGGTCTTGGTGATCAAGTTGGTGTTGCCAGCAGAGCCTGCGGATGTGACCAAGTTGACGCTAATCGTGGCGGCAGACGCGCTGATATTAGTCGCGGTGAACTTGTCGATGATGGCGGTGACGCCAGTCGCGGTGTACTGGGTTGTTTGTGCGTTCTCGGCAAATTTAGCCGGTACGAGGACTTTGACGGTGACTGTCATGGTTTACTCCAATAAGAGGCAGTTATTAGCGGCTTGTTGCATGATGACCCAATTTGTGCCGTCAGACACCATTGTCGCCCAATTTCCTACAACTGCCAAGAGGATTGCTGTGCCAGCACTGGTACTGTCGATTGGCACAACGTTGCTAGATGCCGACACTAAAGTCTGTGCCTGCATGTTCTTAAAAGTCAGATACCTACCAACATACAAAGACGCTGAAGGTAAGGTCACGGTGCAAGTCGAGCCTGACTTGTTATTGATAAACCAAGTCTCATTAGCGGCAACCGTAAAGTCAGCGGTCTTGGTGACTGGCGCACTAGACAGCGCGGCAATGCTTGCGCTTATTACGCTAATGTCAACAATCGGTTGAACTTGCAAAGCCTCAATCTGCTTTTGCATCTCAGCCATTTGAGATTCTAAAGCCGAACAGCAGTCGCCCAATACGTCAGGAACTGGCAAGGTAACTACTGGCGGTAAAGTTTGCAGTTCTTGGTTGACCGACAGCAAAGCCTGATCATAGGACGCGATCAGAGACTCAGAACTAAATGTAAGTCCAGAGTCGTCAATAACCGCCGTGGCAATGTCATTGAGCGACAGAAAGAACAAATACCAAGCGCGGTCGATCAGACCCGTGCGAGGGTCGATCAGCGGCACTCGCGGTGGCGTGATCGGCGTTGGCGTAGCGTTAGGACTAGGCATTCGTTGGACTCAGAATAAGTTCTGCGCCCATGATTGCAATCTTCACAGGGTCAGTGCCAGACGCCTCATAAACACGATCTCGCAGTTTGACAGTCATGCCCAAGCGCCGCCAGATTACACGTTTGTAATACTGACCGATCTTGCCCATGGATGCCCAATGCTCGTTTGACCATGTGTGGCCACCATCATCTGACCAACGAAGCATGATCTGAGGATCACTGCCTTGGCCTAAGTTGATGCCCACGCCAGATTCACAGTCCATTTGAAGCATGTGCTGGGTTGTGCGGCGCAAGGTGTTTTGGCCAGTTGGAAGCGCGCGCCATGAGCGCAGCCACTTCTGGATGCTGCCGTTGTCGCTAAAGTCGTCTAGGTCAAATGCGTAGATGTTGCCGTTTTCAAAGTCGCCAATAACGACCTTGTTGTTGAACGCCATCTGGCAGTTGCCACGGTGACGGGTAAAGTTGCCATCGACAAAGCCTGCACGCTCATGCCAGGCTTGCGTTGCCGCATCATAAACCCAAGTCGTGTTAGCACTAGGGAAAACCAGTACATAGAAACTGTGGCCGTCTTGCTGGTAGGTGTAGCCAATAGCGTCCGACAAGTCAGCGTACTGCTGAATCTGCCACTCAACCGCATGGGTCGAGATGCGAACGCCAGTGTAGCCATTGGCGCGGTAGACGATACCCTGACCACGGCGGTCACGGCCAAGCCAAAACAGGCCGTTGTCCATCTTGGCAATCGAGTAAGGGGCAGCGCAGCCCAACTCGTTAAACGCGCCTTGGATGCGCTGAAGTGGGAAGTCAGTCGCGCCAGAGTCGTACCAGACTTCAATTGAGTTAGTGCCAAAGGCCCAGACTTCACGGAAGTTGGACACCACGGCCACCAAGCCGTCAGGAGAGCCTTCAGTGCTTGCAAAGTCGAGTGGGTCAATGGATGTGCCGTCTAGCAGCTGTGTCACCCACAGCAACTGGCTGTTGGGCTGATTAAACACGAAGTAGCCGTCCAGATAGCAGACAGTCACAGCGCCTGGGAAGTCAGGGTCGGTGATTTGGCCAAAAGCGTTTGTCGTGTTGTTGTAGATGTAGCTGGGGCCGTTGGCCGCAATGAACAACTGCGTGCCGTTGTCAGCCAGACTGACAGGGCCAGTACCGGCCACAGTGCCAATTAGCGTGGCCACATACGAGGTAGTAATCTTGTAAAGCTGAGTGCCTGACACCACAAAGGCTGTGCTGTCGTTGGACGAGAACGCCCACAGGCCACGGATCGGGCCGTTGCCAATGGTGTTGAGTAACTTCAGACCTGGCGCGCGGTTCAGGAACGCAGGCTCTTTACCGGCCTCTGGGACAATCTCAGGGAAGAGATTGACCATGCGTGCGTCTGCCGCATTAACAGACCTTGTGACGTAGGTCGAGCCAAGGATAGGCGTTTTCATCAATAGTTACCGGCATAGATGTTGAAACGCTGGCGGTTGGCCACCAATGCGTAAGGCAGCGCCATCACGTCATCTGGGTTGTTAATGCGCTTCAAGTCACGCTTAGAAGTCATGGCGATGCGCTGCACTTGTGGGCTTGGCTCAACGCCAAACTCAGGAGCAAACTCCATGGCCAAGTTGTAAGTAAACGCACGCAGATAGCCTGGTGGGTAGTACAAAATCGTGGACAAGTTGGCGGGGTTGTTCAACTCTTGAACCGACACAAAGTGAAACTCTAAATCCTGCGTAGGGCGTGGGTAGAGGTATATCTCAATGTTGGGGAACGTCATGTTGACCCACATGACTTGTGGGTAAGTGGACGTTACGGTCTTAACAGCAATACCGTTGTACTGCTGTTGGTTAATCATTTTGATGCCATACGACACGTTATTTGCCGCTTTGAAGTATGTAGCATCGTCAAGCAAGATAGGGCGAAGGCCAATAAAGTCACCAGACGGGCCAAGGGTGCGGCTAATGAAGCCTGCTGGCCATGTGAAGATTTGATCTTGCGTGGAGAAAACTGACAGACGCTCGGTATTCCACGAGTCGATCATCTGATTTAGCGCCATCAAGGCGTCTTGAGAAGTAGCAGCGGAGGGCGTTTCGCCTTCAGCAAGCACACCGAGAAGCCGAAGGGCACGTTCAATTTGTTGGCCAGCGGTGTACGTTGTCATGCTTAAACCTCTTCAGTAGTCACTTTTCTACGGCGCTTAACTTCCAGCACGTTCACAGGAGCCGCTTCGGGTTCGGAAGGCGTGTCTGGATTATAGCGAGTCCAGCCATTTCTTTCATCCATTTCGGCTTCAAGTTCCATTGTGGCAACTTTAGCACCGTGGAGAGGGTGGATTAGCGTAAGGTTCATAATTTAAGAATGGGGGTGATTAGCCCCCATTTGGTTTAGGCCAACAGGCCGAGTGTTTGCAACTTGGCTTCAAGTTGCGCCACTCGCGTTTGCAAATTTGCAACTACTGACAACACAGAGTTACCCTCATCTTTAGTAACAAAACCAAAAGGCGTGGTAGATGTCAAGTCTTGAATTGCATAATCTGGCGTGCCAGGTGCAGTAGACGTGATTGTGGTCAAAGCAGCGGTATTAGCCGCAGGCTTCGTAACAGGAGTTGCACCAAAAAATCCAGCAGTACCGCCACTAGCACCCATAACAGCGCCATCTAATTGCTGGTCTTCGTACGCAACGCCAATCGGTTTGGTGTTTGTAGGCATGATTGTTCCTTTAAAAATGAGGGCCGAAGCCCCCATTGTTTACTTCAAGAAAGCCGAGTAGGCAGCGTCGCCGGTACGCACAAAACGGTATGTGTGTGCGCCGAAACGTGGAACAGTCACAGAGCCAAAGATCGTGATACCAGTGCCTGTGGTGACAGGAACGGTAGACGATGCGCCAGTGTTGTTGTTGTTGCAGATTGTCAACTCGAAAGCAGAGCCAACTTTTGCGCTAGGAACGGCTGCATCGAGCAACGCTGCTGTGGGCAGAGTCACGGTCAATGTAGCATCGCTACCTTTGTTGCAAACAACCAAACCAACAGCCACTTGAGCAGCGGTCAACGTAGTGTCGCCAGTCAAGGTTGCGGGAATAGTTTGTACGCCGAGTACTGCTTCTGTCAGATTGCCGTCACCAACTTGGTAACCGCCTGCGCCATTAGGTAATGCCATGATAATTTCCTTAAAAAGATGTTAAGACGAAAGGGGCCGAAGCCCCAATCAGATTAGCCCCAGATACGGCAGGCCATTTGTGGACGGATCGTGCTGAAGCCGTACAAAACGTCAATACGGCAAGGCATACGGTCGTTGTTAATATCGTACTGGCGAACCACACGCAAGCTGATACCGTTGTGAACGGCACGAGCAGCCATGTCAACACCTTGTGGCAACAGCAAGTCAGCAGTTGCGAAAGTGATGGCGTCTTTGTGATAGACCAAGTTCTGAGCGTACTGGCTAGATGCAGCACCCACGAACACGACAGCCTTACCGGCGACAGGGAAGCTGTCAACGGTGGCCAAAGCGTTGTTGGCGGTGTAAATAGGAGCAACGGTCACAACGATTGCAGTGCCGCTGGCAGTGGCGTCAGCCAAAGCAACGAACTGGAACAACGAACCAGTGGATTCACGGGTCTGTGGGTTCACAGCGAAGCAATCAGCAACAGTAAACACGTCACCGGCTTTAACTGTCAGGCCAGAGCCGATGGTCAAAGCAATGCTTGCAGCGCCTTCAGAAGACACAGTGGTAGTCACAGAGTTGCCGGTGGCAACGCGAGAGCCAGTTGTGAATTGCTTGATAGACTGAGACATGTTGATCTCGTCAAAGCCCAACACGCCAGTGCCCATCATGCCGTTCTTGAATTGCTTGCTGATAGTGTCTGTAGGATTGAACAGACCTTTCATGCCTTCAACCAAGCCAGCGTTGGCTGCTGGGTTCACGGTAGCGTAACGTGGAGACATCACAGCTGCGTTTTCGTTCAGCTTCTGCTGGGCTTGAAGCAAGACCAAAGAAGTAGAAGGAGTGGTGCCAGGTGTACCAACGGTGTTACCGATTGATTTGTACGCATTGGCCACGTCAGCATCAACGGAAGACGCCAATTGGCTGATACGAGGCTTCAACACACGCTCTGCGAAGTCATCCAACTGCATGGTCAATTCAGCAGATGTGAAGTTGACACCGATGTGCTTTTGGCTAGCAACGGTCAAAGTGGTGAACTGCTCGTTGTCGTCTTGCACTTGCAAGGCGGCGCCGTCAGTTACCAAAGCGCGGTCAGGTAAACGGATACGCAGGGTAGAACCAATCTTAGCACCTTCAACAGCAAAGCTGTCGTCGTACTGGCGGTTCACGTTACGGGTAAGCACAAGGTTGTTCTCGAGGATTTCGAGAGCTTTTCTTGTGATCATATCAATCGTCAGAATACTGTTTGACATTTCAAAAGTCCTTTAAAAAAAATTAGCG